CCTGAATATGATTCCGCTTGGCCCGACTTGCGTAGATAGAGTCGGGGACAAACTCGTTGTGAACCCACCTACTGGGTTGAAGTTCAATGTACGTGGGACATTCGTGGACTCGCACAACAACATCTACATAGCCTACGGCCCCTCGCTGTACCGATACCAGTATGACGACATAACTGGAAGTGTGGGTGAACCGCAGATTATGAAAATGCTGGTGGACGGTAAGCTCGAAGACTTTCGTTTCATCAATGATACTCACAAAATTTCGTTCTGCGAAAGCAGTCTGAAACCTTCGGAAGTATTCGCCTGTGATGGCAAGTTGATTTATGCTTGGGCAACCTACGAGGGAATAGCAGACTTGACCTATCGTCAGTTCAACGTGAATGTTATCTGCCCACCCAACATCTCCAGTACGGAAGAAAAGGAAAACGGAGCCTTGGTGTTCTGGACTAGTGAAGACCCGCAGCCAGACTTCAACTCTCTCGTGTTTGGCGAGAGGCGGAACAGTGCGTCTGGTGTTGCACTTGCAGCCGAGTTCAAGACTATGGCTGTGGATATGATTGACTGGTTTGACAACAGACTTGTCGCCACTCAGCTTTCGAAGAACACAGTGTGGCTTACTAGAACTGACCCGATGTACTATTGGCGAGATGTGAACCGAGGTGTGTCCTATCTGGAAGCTAATGAAGACACTGGCGGTTACGAACTATGGCCCAACTGGTACTCGTCTTCCGCAAACAGTGACAAGTTACTGAACATTTGTGCATATAATGGACAGTTGTACTTCTTCAACGAACACACCATAGAAATTTGGGGACGCACTGGAAATGAGGACGCACCGATTCAGTCGAATACTCAGCAGGTTATACACTTCGGTGGTACACTGCCGACCATCATCGAGGGGGCGTTGTTCTTCTTAGGTATAGACTCTATGAAACAGAACTTCATCGGATGCTTCTCACCGAATTTCTCCAAAGTTTCCAACAAGGAAATTGAGCGGAGGCTTGGCGAAGTAAAGTCGTTCCAGAAACTGTGCCAATATGGGGAAACCTATCTATTTGTAAAACAAGAGAACGAGGACGGTTTTGTCTTCGGAGGTGGACGTTGGTGGCGATGGGAGACCCCGAGCGGTGCGGCTTACAGAGTGGTCGGCTCCGTCATAAAGGACTTCGCCGTGGCAGACGATGCGTCCATAATACAGTTTGATTCCAACTCCAGACTCAGTGGTGGGTGCAGAATCCATCGAAGTATTCGGGAAGGATTCCGTCAATTCAATAAGCGAGTAATTGTCCGCAAACTGGAACTTGTAGCTGACACTGGTAGAACCGAACGACCATCAGGACTCGATACTAAACTCGATGACAAGACTATCTACTGTGCAATCTCAGTAAACAGAGGTCTTTCGTTCTCTCAGCGTAGGTATCGAACACTTGGTGAATCAGGTCAGAACGACAAGACGATAGAGTGGCGAAATATCGGTTCTGGTAATTCATTACTTGTGGAAATCGGCAGTTCTTCACTGCATAAATTACAATTATACGACATTAGAATGGATTTACGATAACCCAATAAACCAACAGAAACGGCTATAAAAAGCCGTTTTTCTTTTGCCCCTATGCTATCCTATAATTGAACCGAAAAAGCCATTAAAACGCATTTATAACGTCTATATATTACGATGATATTTTAACGATGATATGTAGATTTTTCAAACCCCTATTCTCTACTATATGGGTAGAATAGGAAATTTCTATTCATCAAACACTTAACACGGAGTATTATGAAACTCACATTCTTCGATATTGAAACTTATCGTAAATTATTCTGCTTCTGTGCAATCACTTATGATTCACAAACCCATCAGGAACTGTCACGAAAGCTCGTCCGTTCTGACGAAAGAGGTACTGTCGACCAGTTAGCTATGAACGAAATCAACGACTATTTTGACGATGCCGATTACATTATCAGTTACAACGGTTCCCGATTTGACTTGCCTATTCTGGCGAAGATGAAGTCCGATATCAAGCGACTCTGTTGCACATCTAGTCAGTACATTCATTCCGATGCCGAAGCACTTATCAGCTATGATGACAACAGGAATCCGATGACACGTAACTTCTACTGGGTCAAGGCTTGGTCAGCCAAACATTTCGACTTGCTCAACAACTGTCTTCTCGACAAGTCGTTGAAGCAGTGGGAAATGTATCTGAACCTTCCAATCAAGGAACTTCCGTATCCACCAAGTGCAGACCTCACCCCAGAACAAGAAGATGAAATTATCCAATACTGCTTCCACGATGTGTGGGCCACCGCTCAGGTATATTGGCGATTCGGCAGTGGCGAACAGAAAACCAAATATCACACACTTCCTGCACGAAAAGCAATCCTTGAACAAGAATGGCCCAGCTCTCTCGTATTCAAGTTCGACCGCACTGCACAGGCTGTCGCATCAGGTATAATCTATCAGTCCAACGTCCCAATCCCTCCGAAGACGACTGACCCTCTCCAACTTTTCAACCTTGACGACTTCGATGTCCCCGATGAAGTGAAGGATATGATAAGACTTCTCGCACGGACGGTAGCCGTCACTGAAAAGGAAAAGAAAGCTCTTGCCGAACGCTGTGTGTATCGTGGAGTCCAACTTGGAAAGGGTGGGTGTCACTTTATCCGTGAAGGGGAACATACAGACCTGTTCTGCTTTGATGTTGCCTCGCAGTACCCTCGTGCAATCAGTCACTGGAATCTGTTGAAGACACCAATGGCCCTTGAACGCTGGCGTGAAATGATGCAGAAGCGTTTCGCAATCAAGGCCAAGAAGGGAACTCCCGAATATCATGCAGACCTTGACCTTGGTTATAAGGTTATGGTGTTGAACGCCCTCAGCGGTGGTTTCCGAATCCGTAGTGGAGTCTCTGTTGCCTATGACCCTGCCGTTGGTGAAGCTATGTGCTATATTTGCCAGTTGAGCATTCTGGAATTTGCTCTTGCCTGTCCGAACTGGGAAGATGTGATTGAAATTAACACTGACTCAGTGTTCGTCCGTGGGGAAGAAAATGCAAAGGTTTTGCGTATCAAGTGCGAACAGATGCTCCACAAGTACGATATGCTCTTAGAAGAGGAGTTTATTGAAAAGGCATACTTCCGTGATGTGAACAACTATGGTATCTACGATAAGGACGGCAACCTTCTGGACGGACGTGGAATGGATTACTCCGATGCTATCAACAAGAACCACGAAAAGGCAGTGGTGTATGAATTGTTCAGGAATCTGGTCAAGCCTACACTAGACTTGGATTGGAATCGTTATGAATGGACTGATTTCATCTACAAGTGGCACAAGGCTGCGTCTAGTAAGTATGCGGCGTTTGACGGAAAACCTTTTGAACACAAGAACTACTACTTCCTGTGGACTACTCGTGATGTCCCCGAAGCTGGAACAATCCAGTTCTCTAACACGCTAATGGATACTCGTAACGGAAGTATTAAAAGTCGATATGGTGTGTTCGCATTTGATATTAAGGACTTGGAGAAGTACAAGGACAAAATTGACTATATCCAGTATCAGAGAGACTTGGACGAAAACTTCTGGCTCTGGGGTCGAAAGGATTTGATTACCACATTCTTGGGCGACACGAAGACTCGTCGTGCAAAGGGTATCAAGACACCAAAATCTCTTTCCGAACTCTCCAAATTATTATACCCCTGGACTGAGGTACTCTAATGAAGTACGATGATTTTCTTGAAATGGTTATGACCGAGTACGAGGGTGCCAAGGAAAAACACCCTGTGTTCGCTGACCAGTTCACGGATTTTGCGATTGTTACTTTTGCAAAGAACTATGAAGGTTTGTTGAAGTCGCTCAACTCCAGACCCCCTTACCGTGCGACACTCATTCTGAAAGAAGAAATCGCCGAAGCGACTACCGCTTATCTGGAAAAAGACAAGGCTCGCTGTCTGCAAGAACTCGCCCAGTGTGCCGCAGTCATTTTCCGTATGGCAGACTTCGTGGAGGAGGCCTTGTGAGTAAACTTCAAAAAGTATTGAACATTCTGGGTCAGTTTCCGAAGAAGTCTCAGACAGTCGTAATGAACGTCATCGACTTCGATAAGATGACCCCAAGTGAGAACTATATCAAAATCATTGAGACGATGATTGCCGTAAGTAAGAACGCCCAGCAGCGAGAAATCCTTTCTGTGTACTTGGATATGGAACCGAGCGACCAAGAAATTCTCGAAGCGTTCCGTGGTAATGACGCTATGGCCCTGACACCGCTCTACTTCAACGACGAACAAGTGGACTTCATCATGCAGAACATCTACCGAAACAGAGATGGGGATTTCAGACTCATTCCCAAGATGCGGAACTGCTCTGCCGAAGCTATGCCACTTGAAGGTCTCAAAGCTGACGATGACATCATTGCCGCAAGACTTCTGATCACACGAGTTGCCACAAACGGTACAAGCGAGGAGTTCAACGGACTCAAAGAGCTTCGCAAACAGCCGTATGATGGGCCGTATGATGGAGTCTTCACGAAGATGGCCCCGAACTTGCGAAGAATTAAAATCATTTCCAGTTTCGCAAAGGACGAACCTCACGGTTTCTTCACTCGTAACGGACAGATGTATAGAAATGTCTGTTCCCAGATGACCACTGTTAACCAGGAGTTGATAAATGACATCTCGCTTCGCAGGGCTATGTTCCTTATGTTTCTCGTGGCTGGTGGAACAGGTGAAGACTGGATTGCCTTATACAACCTTGTGCATTTTATGGTTCGTGTTCCTAATAGTGCCACTGGTTATGTTCTATACCTGAATGACTTCGACGCTGGAGGCAACGGTAAGTCTAAGTTCATCAGTCTTCTGCATCGTATGTTTGGAGACTCGTTTACTGCGTTCTCCACTCAGCAGCTCCGATTCACAATCAGTCTTCTCGGAAAGCGTCTGGTGTCTATCAGCGAATACGAGGACTCTGACAACGGTAAGCAGTTGCAGGCACTAATTAAATCTATGACTGGTCGAGACAATTTCCAGTACGAAGGCAAGGGTGTAGACCCAATCGTTGCTGAAACATATCAGAACTTTGTGATTAGTTCCAATAGGTACATCTACTTTGACGACTCTGGTATCAAGCGTAGAATTCAGAACTTCCATTGTTCTAATCTTCTGCACTTGATTATGAACAAGTTCACAAAGAATCAGGACTACCTGAACAAACTGTTCGGAAACGTCTACAACGGTCAGGCTCTGCTCGTTCAACAAGAAATGGCTCACTCGCTCCTTGATTATATCGCAAAGGACGAGCGAACTTATAATATCCCTATCAGACCTCAGTCGGTAGTACTCGGGGCCTTGAAAAACCCCATACTCCGCTCGTTGTTTAATCCTAGATTGAACTTTGACGGCTTCTGTATGGAGACTCCGCAAGGCACGAGAATTGACTTGATTAGACTCGACCCAGATGCAAGACCTGAACAGCTCAACTACGCCAGTTCAACAATCCAGAACTGGTTCGAAAAATTGAAATTCGAAGCAAGTCGAGACAACACATCACTCACCACAAGCTATGGACTCACTGCTTCCGTTGAGTATATGAAGTCACGTTTGCTAGAGTTAGACGAACGCAGCAACAGACTCCGTTCAAAAGACCACGTAGTTCTGGAGAAGTGCGAACTCAACGGGTTCCGAAGTCAGGAATTGTTCCAAGAGTTCATTCTTCCAGAATGCGTGAAGTACAACATACCAGTTGAAGAAACTGAAACCATCATCAAGGTAGGTTAAAATGATAAAACTTAGACGAGTAAAAAAGACCAGTGCCGTCGCTATGGGCACACTCACAGGTTCGAATATCGGTACATATTTCACGCTGGAGAATGCAACGAACCTTCTTCCAGATGGGGTCTATCGAGTAGAAGTGAATTACTCACCGAAGTTCCGCTCACTTCGTCCGCACATCTGGAACGATTATATAATTGCTGCAAGGGGTTTTCGTATCCATGAAGGTAACACCGTCAAGGATTCGAACGGTTGCGTTCTCATTGGGAATGGAGCCAATCTCACGACTCTGAAACTGACCGAAAGCAAGGCTGCCCTCAATCAGCTAATGGGCGAACTCGCCAGACTCGGCGGTCGTTGTAAACTCACAATCATCACGGAGGCTTGATGCCGAAAGAAAAGATTTTCCCAACAATACTTATCATCTTGGATGTCGCATCAGCAGTTCCGTACATCGTGAAGTGTGACCTGCGTATGTCCGTTTACTGGCTCGCAGCGGCGGTTTTAAGTCTATCCCTAACTTGGTTATAACACTATGAATATAAAAAACGCTAAACTCAATCCAGCACCGAAGCCCAGTGTTCAAGACCTGTGCGACCCAGACCACTACAAGGGAGGCAAGACGGAAGTCATTGACATTCTGGAAGAAGTCATTGAAAACCCGAAGCGTAACCTCACTCCGAAACAGAGATACAATATCGCTCAGGCATTGAAGTATCTGCTCCGCAGCGGTCTCAAAGGCGGCCCCGAAACTGTCGAGGTGGACTTGCAGAAAGCCGA